TCTTTATATAATGTACTTCCAAGTATTGGAAGAATATACATATCTTGTGCTGTTTGAATAGCCTCATAAACCAACTTATCATCAACGTTAGCATTCAGAGAAGTAGCATTTTTTAAATAAACTGGGTCTATAAAAAATATATTACTTGGAGCAGGCGTATAAATATTTTGTGTAAAATACATAATTATTTAATTAATTTTTTCTTGTTATCTGGTGTTTGATTGATGTAGGGTGTACCTGGTATGAGAGACATTTCTTCATCTTCATCCCTAAGAAATACTTCAACTTGTTCATCATCTAAACCGTAGGCTGACTTCATCATAATTCCACCTTGTTGTTTAGTTAATTTACCATTACTTACTTGTTTCATAATCCTCATTAGTCCTTGATATTGTCTTCCAGTTAAATTCCTAAGTATATCATTTGTTTTTACATCATCCTCATCCTCATCCTCATTTGACATACCAGCTGTTTTTGGTTTAACAGGCATCATAGGTTGTTTTTGACCAGCAGAACCACCCTTCATAAGAGCTGGTAAATTTTCCTTATCCTTTTCAGATAATGGTGGCATACCAATTCTTTGACGTAATTCATTAATAGTCAGTATATTCATTAAAGAACTATCTTGATATGTAAAGCTAATTGGATTAGAGTCCTTGATAAAGGTTCTTAGAGTGAAACCATTAATTTCAAGCAAATCGTGAATAGTCTCTTCAATTAATAATTGAACTGGTGCGATAACTTGATTATAGAATAATTCTGATGCTTGAACAAGTTCGTTGGTTAGGCCGAGTTGACCTGGTACGCTGATACCAGCTAAAACAGGGTTAGGAAGTCTATGACCTCTTACAATTTCGTTTTGACAGAATTCAGATAATTTTGAATAAATTTCAGACATATTACCTGTTTCAATAGGTTCAACTGTTGTTGCATTATCCTTGCTTTGGTTGAACGATAAGATAAATTTACCTGCATTATTACTTCCACTATATAGATTTCTTATTGATTTATAAACTACTTCTTTTTCTTCATCTGATGGATTACCATTATTGAAAGAGATATTCATAGACGGTGATAGACCATTTTTAATACTATTAAGCATATAACTACCAATTTCATAGTTCAACTCAATTGCATTAAGTGCACCTACATAAGTTGGTAAATTATAAAACCTTGTGTTTGGTCTGTATCCTCTAACCATTAAAAGGCAATTAGGTTCAATTCTATTTGATGGGTCAAATACAGGAATTTCTTCAGGTTCAAAGTCTTTCTTTTTAAATTGAGTCCAATCCTCAGAATACCAAAAGTTTTCAATTTCTCTTGTTTCTTTATTTGGAACACCACATCTGATAGTACTAGCATCAACGTGATAAATATTAGCTATTTTAGTCCTGTCATTTGACCAAGTAATACCAATAAAAAAGTAACCAAATAACTCATAATCAAAAGCAATACGTCTAATTAATTTTTTTATATTAATTTTTTTAAGGAATTGATGTACTTGAGCTAATTGGTCCTTATCTTGAGAGTCTTCAACTTGAAGTCCTTCACCAATAATTTGTTTAACTTTAGACTCAAGGATTGCATTATGTATTGCACATTTATTCATTTTATCAACAAGATAATTTGGCCAAAGATTATCTTGACCAGCGTTTACCCATTTCTTATATAATTTTTCTTTGAAAATAGGTACATTATATGTTGCAAAGTTGAATGATTGAAGGCTACTACCTTCTTTAAATCCACTTTGTTGTGCTTGTATTAACGCATTAAATTCGTTTATTTCATCCATTTTTAATAATTTTTAAAGAATATATTGTTGTTATTATTACTAGTAAATGTAGTATAACCATTACTAGTATTTGGTGTATAAAACACAAGACCAGTACTTACTATTCCATTAGTTTGAAGTGGGTCAAGGTTATATTGATTAACTTGTTGATATACATTATATTTACTGAAATTACCATTTGAAATTGTAATTGTACCAGCAGTATAATTAGTTGAAGTACTACCCGTTTCAATTATACTGAACTCATCATATCTACTTCTAGCTGATAATGGAGCTACATTATCTGAAACAAAGTATATTATATTATTGGTAGACTCATTAATAAACTCAAATAAAAAATAAGGTGTAATTGAAGAATAAATGTATAAACTACTATTACAAGTTAAATCAAGTACAACATCATTACTAGTATTTTGTTTTATTTGTATCATATTGATAAATATCTTAATTTATATTTTATTGTAAATGATAACAAAAAAGGATAGGTAATACCTATCCCTTTTTATAATAATTATAATTTGATTATTAAGCAGTTATACTTGTAATAACCGTACCCAATACTTCAAGTGCTGGTACTCTCTCTATAGCGTTGAACACCAAGTTGTAACCGTTAGGGTCAGCACCATATGCTTTACCAGTTGTTGCTGTAGATTCAGTCATATCAACACCATTTGAAGATGATGGAGCAGTTCCTGTACCATCAGTTCCATATAGGAAATATTGACCATTTCTATCTTCAACGATAATTAATAGTTTAGAGTTTGCTAATAACACCATTTGATTTCTAACTGAAGTTGAGTATTGACTCAAATATACATTAATGTTAGATTCATATGATGTAAGTCCATTTTGTGGATTTGAATGGATTGAATCTTGTACTTCAGCAGCCTCTTTGGTAAGGTCAAAAGTATAGAATTTTCCAGTTGTAACTGTCATACCAGTAATCTGATTACTAGAATTAAGTGTATAGGTTACGTTCTCAGTTGTAGAAGTTGAACCTGTGTAAAAGTTTGCAATAAAAATTCTTCTAACACCAGGCATAAAATTCTTGCAAGGAAGAGCTAAACCGCTTGTTAATTGACAACTTGCCATATTTTTTTATTTTTTAGTTTTAATATTATCTATTATAAAAAGGGCTGGCCATTTGACCAGCCCATTTTATTATTTTATTTTTTTATTTCTTAGTATACTACTACTTGAGAAGGGAATTTAACTGCACCACCAACTTTAAATTTAGTTGTAGCTCTTAATTGGTCGAAGTCATTAGAGAACCAAATAGTTGTTTTCTCATAGTCATTCAACAAGTCAGTTGCCATAACCAAATTATCATCGTTTGAACAGATGAAACCTTGGTAACCGTTACCAGAAGCACCAGCAAGACCTGGGGTTCCTCTCAAATGGATATTAGAACGACCTGGGATTTGGATGTTCAAATCTGAAGTAGCTTCAGAACCTTGAGTAAAGTAATGGAAGTTGTTGTTATTAATTAATGCTCTCTTGTACATATCAACATAAATTGGATTACACCAAATAGAGATATTAGGCAACATAAGCATATTTGAAGGTAATGCACCAACAATAGAATCGATGATGTTATAGATAGTTCCAACAGTTGGAGCACCAGAATAAGTTACATAAGTAGCACCAGAGTTTGAAGGTACGTTAAATAAGTTATAAAGGATACCTTGACAACCACCTAGGTAACCAGAAGTACCAGCAGTATCACCTGTGTGAGCGTTACCGTTCCAACCAGCTGTTGCAGGGTTATAAGAACCTAACCAAAGAGTGTAGTCAGTTGCTTGTGAAGTATACTTCATCAATTGTGCCATAAAAGCTTCTTCAAATGCAGGTGCACTTTCTTGATAACTACCAGCTTTCATAAGCATACCATACCATACTTGTTCCAATCCACCAATACCTTCCAATACGAAAGAGTTTTGGATTTTCAAAGGACAAGCTACTACGTTTACTTGAGTCAATACAGTTGTACCTGAATCTTGGAAACCTTGGTTTGCTTGGTTGTTAGCTTGTACTACATATGGATTAATATCCAAGATGTTAATAGCGTCAGCATACTTTACACCTTGGAAGATGTCGATATACTTTGCAGTTTGTGCTTCAAGCACAGCTTTACTGATAAGTGGTTGACTCAATTGGTCAACGTAACTTGTTAATGCGGCTAAATTTAATGCCATAGTTTTTTAGTTTTTTTATTTAAATTTTATATTATCCATTAGAAATTGAACTC